CCAAAAACCCTTGACAAAGTGCCTGGAACCTGTTACGCGCGTGCGCACATGCACGTACACTTTTTTAAAATTAAGAGATCATATACATATATACTTTAAATCTGAACATCTCTATATAAATAAAGTTCCAAAGTTCCATGTACCGTAGCCCCTTGATTTCTAAAGCGTCGTCGCGGAACTGTAGTAAAGTTCCAAAAGGTGACGTAGTTCCAGATTCTCTAATCGTTTTCTCACTATTAAGGCTTTTTGCTATCGCTGGAACTTTCTACAAAGTTCCAGCGATAGACTAGATTTTTCGTAAAAAGCCTTTTTGTTTTCCATAATGTGGGAATCGGACTCCCCCCAGAGGTTGTTCCCAGCCCTCTATTTTTCTCAAAACGTCGTTGATCTCTATGGCCTGAACCCGCGTCAACTTCTTCGGATCGCCGTTCAGCAGTTCGACCCAGATCTCCAACGCACAAACCCTGTCTCGTGGTACTGTACCCTCTGGCATATCGAGTCCGTCGCCATGGATGTAGTCTCGACGCTCGCCGAGATCGAAACGGCCCCAATCAATCGGCAATGGTCGCTCTACGTAGTCGCGAATTAGTCCTGCCAGCGGGCTCTCATCCGTATGCCCCTCCTGCAATTTGCGGGCTTCAGCCTCCGTACGGTCATCGAGATACAGCGGCTCCCCGCCTCGGTATACGTCGACGGCCTCGGCCCAGACTTGCCGTACTTCTTCATCCGTAAGGTCGATAGATGGATCTAACCTCCGTCGCCCCTTATCCACGCGCATTGGCCACCAGCGGCGCCCGCCTGTCTGGTCGCGGATGAAGTCAGCGATATTGGTCGTGGCAATGAAGATACACTGACGCGGATATCGCTCCGTACGGCGCCCGTAGGCGGCCCGGAACGCGTCCTCCTGTTTGGAGATAAATTGCTTGACAAGCTCGAAATCCGTCTTGCGGATGGCTGCCAGCTCGCCCAATTCTATGATCCAAAAGCCCTGAATTTGTTCCATAGCCTCTTTGCCCTGCACCGTCACGAGACTCTCGGAGTACCAGCCGCACGCGAGTTTACGGATGAACGAAGATTTCCGGGCTCCTTGCTTGCTGATAAGGGTTAAGACGGTGTCAAATTTGACACCCGGGTCGAGTGCTCTACCAACAGCACCGGCCAGAGTCTTGCGTGATATCGTGCGGTTAAATTCTGTGTCCTCGGCGCCGAGGTAATCGATGAAGAGCGTGTCGATACGCGGGATGCCATCCCACACAAGTCCGGTAAGATAGTCTTGCAGAGGATTAAACGCATGACGCACTGTGATCTCGGTAAGCGCGTCTTCGATGACGCTCTTGCCTCGGATGCCATAGATATCCTCTAGATAATTGCGCAGTGACGAGTCGTCGCTGTCGAGCCAGACCGCACTCCTCCCTATCTTGCGCCACGGTAGATCACGCAGCACGGTGACACGATGCGCGAAATCGTCCATCGCAATGATACCGGCGAGACCGGGGTCGTTGTCGAGGATCAGCTTGACGTTTTTGGCCGTGCTCTCGTACTTGCCCCACTTGTTGATGTCTAAGTGAGCGAGCCAGCCCTTCCCGTCGTTCTTACTCTCTCCGACACTCTCACCCTCTATCGGGGAGAACTCCTGCCTTGCCTCGGCCAGTCGCTCCTCGCCGATGGCCACCTTGACGTGCGCATCGGCAGCGGCGAGCTCCTGCATCGCGCGATAGCTTGGCAGGCGTCCCGGGGGTGTCCCCGGCTGCGCCTCCTCGTCAAGCTCCCGGAACTTATGGATGCGAACGAGATCAAAAGCGTTGACGAGCTTGCCGCTGCACGGGTCGGTCGCGTGGTGGCTGTAGAGGTACTTACCGTCCTCGTAAACCACGGCTCCTGCAGCGCTCGTGCCTGCTGTATAGGTGTAGCGGTCATCTGTGGCGCAGGCGTCATACGTCCCGGGTAGGAACGCCTCCATCGCCTCGGTGACGGTGTAGGCGCGGCAGAACGCGCCGACGATGCCTTTTTTGCTCGTCGGATCCTCCTGCTTGGCGGCGGTTCTGCGTATCTCCGTATGCGCACGTGAGCTCTCCGGCCACTGCGCCTGGTCACGCCAATCCTCGTAGCGGTCGAGCACCTCGTCAGCGTCTAAAAAGGCGTCGTCGTTGCACTCAAATACGTACTCTCCGTCGCGCGGCGTCGATCCCCAGAACATCATCCGCTGCGCCTGATACGTTGTGTCGTCAAACTGCTCGATGTCGATGTCCGCCGCAACGCGGCGCCCGATGGCTTGGTACTCATCGGGTGTCACAGGGCGGCTCAGCGGCAGCACGAGGCGCAGGCGCGGCTTGTCCGGCGTATGCTTGTGCGTGCTGTAGAGGACGGCTGCAGGACTCCCGAGGGTAAACATCGCGAGATCCCAGAAATCCGGCTGTGCGAAGTCTGCATCAAGCGTCAGCACCTGCCGCCTTGCGACAGAGTCCACCGTGCGGCGGCCACCCTTGAGCAGTCCGCCGACGAAGCCGCCGACATCCTTGATGCGGCTCTGCTCCGTCTTGGATAGCTTTTTATACTCGGCCATGGTTTCGTTCGTCCGTTGTGTCTCGGAGAGACGCGCGACGAGCTCGGACCACATCATTTCTTTATTTTTCCATTTTTTGTCCATCCGCGAGCGCCCCACGGCGATCGTGAGGCGGGCGTCGTGCCTGAGCTTACGGATGGCTCTTGTCTGCGTACTCATGAGGACTCACCCATGCTGACCCCTCCTATGCTGTAGCTGCAGTCGCGGTCGATGCGCTTGTCGGCGGCTTGATATCCGGGCAAGTGTCGTACCGCAGCCCTACTCTTTGCGCCCAGGCGACGACCTCATTATTTATGGCTGTCTTTTGGGCGACCGACCTGTTGCAGTCGAGTTTTGCCTGCCGGATCGTGCCGTCCTTGACCTCGATGCAGGCGGTCAGCTTGCCTCGGTAATCGGCCATCAGGACGATATGCGTCTTGCCGTCGCGTACCTGGTCGGCGTAAGAGCCGACGCAGTTGTGCAGTGCATCGCCCGCGTCGTAGAGCTCCTGCGATCTCTCCGGCAGGATAAAGCGGATGCGCTCCATCTGCATGGCGAGACGGCGGCGGATCGGCGCGATGTCGTTATCAAAGGCGTAATCCGGATGCGTCTCACGCCTGCGTATCTGTACCAGCGTATCGTGTAGGTCGCGGATGCGCGGCGGGCGCCGGATAAGCTCTCTGCGTGCTGCGTCGCCGAGCACGTTGAGCATGTTTACGGTATCTTGCACAAGGTACCAGTCCCGCGAGTGTCGCAGGAATCGCAGGATGTCGACACCGGCGTACATGTCTTTGAGGAGCATCAGCTTATCCTCAGGCGGATACCCGGTGCGATCGCCGTGCGTGTGATTGCTGAAAAGCGGCAGCGCCTGCATGGCAATGTCCGAACGCGTGAAAAGCTGATGGAGGAATACGAGCCGGCGCAGGCAGAATACGTCTTTGGTAAGCGCCCGGCGTACGGAGCGCGTATCCGGGAGCCCGCTTGCGGCGATAATGCCCGTGACCGTGTCCTTGGCGCGGCGAACCGTGTTGAGGTCGAAACCCTCTATGATCGCGCGGAAGCTGTCGAGCTCTCCTGTACGGCTTGAGCCGAGATACCTCCAAACACGAGGCAGGTTGGGCGCGTCCTTGAAGACCATACGATACGCGATGTTGCCGAGCGGCAGCAGGAGCCAGCCGGCGTAAGTGCCAGACGGGCAGAAGAGCGACGACACCTTGTGGCGGACGCGCCGCTCAAGCCTCTCATGCACGGCGTCGCGCAGCCTCCGCAGCAGCGCTATGACGCTGGGCTTGTGGTCGGTGATGCAGGGATGCGTGTAGAGGTAACGCAGCATAGAGATTTTTGCCAGTGCGACCAGCTCACCCGGATCGCCAAGCTCGCGCTCCTCGGCCTTTTGGGAGCCGACGTAGCGCGTCCAGGTCGTCTTGCGCGCCTTGACGTCAAAGCGGAACTCCTCCCGGTATGAGCGCCCGTGCCAGTACCGACTCGCATCCCATGAGAGCGGCGAGATACCCCTCCCGCACACACCGAGCTGCACAGAGTCTTTGTACACTCTAAGCTGCAGGTGCATATCGACGGGCGCGGTATCCTCCTGTGCGATCCAGGCGTTATCAGCGGCCGCCTTAGACCAGCCGTAGTTGATGTACGTCCTGCACTGCGGGCAAAAGGAATGCACCGGATCGCAGATACTAGTCCGTGCGGGGAGGCGGAACTCCTGTCCGCAGTGCGCGCAGCGGATACTATAGGTATGGCGGCTCTCAGATATCGCGGTATACGAGCGGAACATTTGAGAAATATCTACTTGTGCAGCCAGCATAAGCACACCTCCTCAGTCGAGGAAGCTGAGGTCATCGTCCTCGGGCTCCGTGCTCTCTGCGGCTGCTTCCGTGATATCCGGCTCCGGCACGGGTGCGGGCTCAGCTGCTTTCTTCGCGCGGGTCTTGCGCTTTGCCGGCTTTTCCTCGGCTGCGTCCTTCACGGGCTCCGACTTCGCCGGCTTTTTCAGCGCGGCCTCAAGCGCGATCGCCGTATTGCACGCGCGCTGCATATCGCTGATGTACTTGCGCAGGTGGTCAACGTCCTCGACGGTCGCCGTACCCGTCTGCCCTTCAATATCTGTGCGCGCGAGGAGCTCGTCGAGCTCCTTGAGCACGCTAAGCTGCTGCTCCATTTTGCCTTTAATCATTTGTAAGTCCTCCTAGTCTTTTTTGTAGTAGTCTGTGATATAACCGTCGGCGGTCAGGATGAGCCCCGGCGCCCACTTGATCGGCCGCCCCATGATCTCACATACATGCTGCAGGTTGCAGGCATCTGCAGGGCACTCGATCACGACCTCATCGTGGATGTGCATGACAATGTTGTAGTTTTCTGCTTCGAGGCGCTTTATGGCAACGGCGAGGCAGTCCCGCGCGATGGCCTGTATGATGTTTTCCACAAGTCGGCCGCCGTAGGTGCGCTGCCGGATAAAGTGACCCTCTTTTTCGCGTGTATCCATATACGTCAGCCCCTCTTTATCTCGCTCCGGATCAAGTTCAAGGCGCGGTCGCGTGTAGGCGAGCTTGCGCCCCGAGGGGAGCGTGATAAATAGCATACCGCTCTTGCAGGCAAAGGATACACCGTGGTGCAGAGCTACCGTCGCACGCTCTCGTACGGCTTCGATCGCGGCGCTGCCTACGTCGTACCAAAGCTGCTTGATATGCGGGCTCGCTTTACGCCAGCTTGTGACAATCTCCTGCATCTCCATATCGGACAGGCCCATATCGGCGGCGCCCATCCGCATTAAGGCAGGTACGCCACCTTGATACCCAAGCGCGAGCTCTGCAATCTTGCCCTTCTGGCGCAGGTGTCCGTTGACGCCATGCTTTTCGACAGGCACACCGAACATCTTGGACGCTGAAGCGCAGTAGATATCTCCGCCCTTGGCAAAGACCTGCATACGCCACTTTTCGCCCGCAAGCCAGGCAATCACGCGCGCCTCAATCGCCGAGAAGTCGGCGACCATGAAGCGGAATCTGTCACATGGGATGAGCGCTGTGCGGATGAGCTGTGACAACACATCCAACGGATGCTCGTAAAGCATCTCAAGTGCCTCTGTATCGCCGCTGCGCAGAAGCTCGCGCGCATCGTCCAGGTCGGGCATGGAGTTACGCGGCAGGTTTTGCGCCTGCACAAGTCTCCCCGCCCAGCGTCCCGTGCGGCTGGCTCCGTAAAACTGCAGCAGCCCGTGTATTCGGCTATCGCTGCAGCAGGCGATATCCATCGCCTTGTATTTTTTAACAGAGGTCTTGGACATGAGCTGCTTGAGCTGCAGCATTTCTCTGACTGCAGGCTTTTGCACTCTTTCGAGCACACCGGGTAAAACGTCCTTGGCGAGGGACTCCGGAAAGAAGCCTTCCTGCTCATGTATCCAGCGCCTAAGCTGCTCATTGCTGCCCGGATTAGGGAGCCCCGTGAGCCTGCGCGCTTTTTCCAGCAATCGCTCTTTGAAGGCTGTGTCGAATTTGATTGCCTCGGCCACGAGCCGCCTGTCGATGCGTATGCCGCGATCGTTGATGCGCTGATCGATGACCCACAGGCGCTGCTCCTCTGCTCGTACGGGGTATTTGGCGAGACGCCTGCGGATCTCTCGCTCGGCCACGACATCGCGTACGCAGTACTCCCTAAATGTCGCCCATTTCTCGAGCGCGTGCTCCGGCAGATTGCGGGTGCGGCCGCCGTTGGCCATGGTCGGTCGGCACGGCTTACAGAAATACGTGATGAGGGATTTGCCGACGCTCATTTTTGCTTTATCCTTATCAAAGTGCAGCGCCTTTGATACCTTGTCGAGGCTGCCGGGGAGCCCAAGCGTCAGCGCATGTACCATCGTGCAGGACCAGCTCTCCGGATTGAGATAGTAAAACGAATCGAGCAGGTCGTGCTGATACAGGTAGTGGCTCAGCACGGTACGCTCGAACTGCGCATTATAGGCACATTTCGTGATCGTGTCGTTTAGGAGCGCTGCGTGTACATCACCGGGCAGCTTTTCGCCTGCTGTGAGATCTACGATCTGTACGTCGTCATTGTCCCAGGCGTAGGCAAACAGCAGTACCTCGCAGTTCTCGGCATACTTGTAGCCGCCGACTTTCTTGATGTCGAGATCGCAGTATGTCTCAATGTCGATTGACAGTACCATCGCTGTACCTCCAAGAGCCCGCGCGTCTTATCCGTGCGGGCTCTGCCAAAAAATCAACTGAGGAAATCGTCCTCGTCATCGTCCAAGGCCTCGAAATCATCTTCTGCGGAGCGTTCGCCAGCCAAGCGCTCGCCGTCGCGCACCTTCTGGATGTTGCCAAGACCGCAGGCGATACCAGCGTTCCCGTTTACGCTGAACGCATAAAAGTCGACGCTGACGTTGGCGTAGCAGCCAGAATACACTTCCGAGCGGTCAAGGATAGGTTCGACGCTGCGATCCACAATCTTCGGCGGATGGTCGGCTGTGGCGTTGGCATTGAGGAAATAGCAGCCCTCGTAAGCCTCGTCATCCGAGCGGTCGTCATCGCCGTCACGCAAAGGGAGCTTGATGTTCTTCGGGATGACACCGTTCTTGTTGGCGAGCTTGGACTTGCCCTCGATTTTCGCCTCTTCGATGGCCTTCTGGATTGCCTTGAGTGTCTTCGTATCATCCTTGCTGATGAGGAGCGACGCGCTGTAGCGCTTCTTCCCTTCGGGGTCATCCTTCATCGGTTTCGGGTCCCAGATGTTTGCATACGACAGGCGGACGTTCTTGATGACTAATCTACTCATTTGTATCTTCCTCCATAACTTCAAAGTCGTTTTTCGCCGGATTGTATTCCGGCCTTTTATCATCTTCCGGCACAAGCGTCGGCTTGCCCGGTGGTTTCTCAACGATGCCTCCGAGGAGCATCGTAAACTTCTTTTTTGTGATGAGCTTTTCAAGGTTCGTGATGGTCTGCATCTCAATCGGTTTGTAAATCATGTCATCGCCGTACCCAGCTTTGCGCAGCAGCTTAGCGGCCTGTACCTCATCGGTGATCCTGCGGTTGCTGCGCCCCTCGACGACTTTGTAACCCGGCCATTTGTGTCCCTTGAGCGCCTCATTGAGCGCGAACGCCTTGATTTTCTCGGCGTATCGCACAAGCCCATCAACACGGGAGAGGACAAGGGAGACCTCCTCATCGGTGAGGAGGTCGGCGTCCTGGAACTCCAATTTTGCGATCTCCATGTTGTACTCGGACAAGGCTTTGCACTGAGGAGCCGCCTTGCAGAAACGGCAGTGGTCTCCCGCTTGAAACTCGCCTCTGCCCGCATACGCGAGCTCGGCGATCGGCTTGATCTCCTCTCCCCAGGCAAGCAGATCGTCCACCGAGACGAGGTGCGTTGAGAGCCCGCCGTTGCGCGGCTGGAAAATCGACATGCGCACATGGTCAAAGTCGTAGATGCAGCCGTATTGCTCGATTGCGCCGAGTGCGTAGAGCTGCATCTGCGGATTGCCCTCAGCAGGCACCGGCACGCCTTTGCCGTACTTGAGATCGACGATCTCAAGTGCGCCATCGCCGAGGATAACCATGTCGCCGGTCCCGAAACCGTGCTTGACCCAGCGGCTGAAATCCAGTCGCTCCTCGACGAGTGCCAGCCCCTGTGCCGCATTGATTTTCTCAATGCACAGGTCGACGTACTCGCTGATGTACTCGTCCATCTCTGGGGCATACAGCGCATTGTCCCGTATGGCCTCGATGCGCAGCGCCTCCTCCTCATCGGTAATTTCGCCGAGGTAGCGCCGAATTTGTGCTTCTGCCAGCGCGTGGGCGAGGGTTCCTTCTCTCGCCGCCTCTCCCGCCTTGTCCGGGAATTTGCGCTCAAGGCGCGCCGACGGCGGGCAGGAGAGCCACCGCTTGCTTGCCGACGCGCTCAGAATTGCGTGCGCCATCAGAGCGCCTTGGCTGCGATCAGAAACGCATCAAGCTCCTCATCCGGCAGATCGCTGAGCTTCTGCACGCCGCGCTCCTCAAGGAGTTTCTTGAGCTCCTTGGTCTTGCCCTTGCGGGCGATAGCTGCAGCTTCTTGGCGGACCGCTTCGCGCAGCGCCTTGTAGTCAACCTCGGCGTCCTCGGTGCCTTCGGACTCAGTGGCATCCTCAGCGTCCGCTTTCGGCTCCGGCTCCGGCGCGGGTTCGGGCTTCTTCACTGTCTTTGCTGCAGTCCTCGTCCGAGTCTTCGGCTTGTCCTTCGCCTCGGGCTCTACCGTAACAGCGTCGCTCTCCAATGCGCCTGCTTCCATAGCCTCGGCGCAGTTCTGCAGCGTCCCTTGTGCTCCGTCTGCGATCGTCCGCAGGGCGCCGATGAGGTTCGTCAGCGCTTCCGCGCTGACAAGGTCTCGCTCCGTGATGCTGATCTTGAGTAACATGTTGTACATCCTCCTTGTTTTGTGTTATACTTTGTCTGTAAGTCTTTCTTGTTTTGCCCGTTACGGTGTCTGCCGTTGCGGGCTATTTCTTTTGTCTGAACGCCACGGCTCCGCGCACTCCGCGCAGAGCGTCTTGTGAGGTTCTGCGCCCTCCTTGCCCATCACTCCGCCGCATCAACAGCGGAGCCTACGGTCGGGCAATACTGCTCGATCTCCTCCGCCGTGAGCCCCCGACGCCGATCCGCGTCACAGAAAACTTCAATTTGCTCTTGCAGGCGTGTTTTCTCTGTCATAAGACTACCTCCTCGTACTGCGCCTCGATTTCGACGCATCTCCACATCTTAACGTAGGCATCCACCCCGTACCAGCGCGGCAAGCTCAACCGCTGTGCCACCTGCGCTTCGATGCGGCATCCTGCGCTCTCTTTCCAGTCGCCGCAAAATACGATGCCGTCGCATCGTGTGAGCTCGCCCAGGCAGTGCGCCATGATGCCGGCGTAGGACATCGTGGCAAACTGTTTCGAGTCGGACATCCTACCGACGGGATTGTAAAACGCCGTCTGTGGCGTCGCCTTGCGCAGCAGCTCTTCCGCCTGCAGCGCACGCTCGCGGTTCTTCTCCTCGCCACCCGTGTACGGATGCGCGATGTAAATCCTCACGATGCTTCGCTCCTCTCTTCCGGCTCTTCCATTTCCGGCTGTTCGGCCTTGTGGATCTCGACCTCAAAATCTTTCAGGCCGCTCAGTTCCAACAATACGCGCCAGATATGCGCCGCCTGCATCTCAGTCATACCGCATCGCCTCCTTCTTCCGCTCACGCTGGAGCACGTTGGTCATCGTCTGGATAACTGTCTTGATCTCGCTCTCCATCTTGTTATCCTGCCGATCCGCCAGTCCTTGCAGCAGAGCGTCAATCTCCTCTGGTCTGCACTCGATCGTGATTTTCATAAGCTATATCACCTCCGCCGTAAAATTTGCAGGAACGCGCTCCACACGGCTTTGACTGACGCCCCTGGCGTCCTCTTGCATGTATGTGGAGCGCTTCTGCCTGCCATCATCAGCGCAGGGAGGCTGTCCCCTGCGGACGCCCTTGCGGGCGTTTCGGCTTTATGCACTCCGAGCCTTGGTGACGCGTTCCTCCTCTCCGTGATACAATGAATGCGGAAAGGAGGGATTGTCATGGCGAACATAGACCATTTTGATGAGTTGTCAGCCAACATGCAGAACGCTTTGCTCGACTACATCGACCTCAACTTCAAGGTGCGCCGCAGTTTTAACATCAAGCGCACCGCCTATGGGCTGAAGCAGCATTTTACGGCACTTTACGGAACTCCTGAGCACCACGTCACGAGCGAATGCTTTTCCGAAGCCATGGTCGCCGCAGGCTTTAAGAGAAAGCGTACGCCACAATCAGAGCCGAATTGGTACTTCAATGCAAGTGCCCCGAATGTCCTCAAGCCGTGAGCCAAGCGTCGATATCGCTCTGGCCGAACTCAAGCACCTCGTCAACACCGAGGTGCTTTTTCAATCCATAAAGCTCCATCAGCACTATGCCGCGTGGGTGCTTCGGCAGCTCGAATGGCCCCCGGTTCGGATAACACCCCGGCTCAGCGACCCTTGTAATCCCGCTTTCGCGAAGTACACGATAAAGCGTGGATTTTCCAGTGCCCTCTTCGCCGTAAAAGTACACGCGACGATCTTCGAGCAGAGCCTCTTTCAGGAGCCTGATCTGCGCGTCCGTCAGGACGCTCTGCAGGTAGACCTCAAATTTGCTTTTTGCCATTCACTTCATCTCCTTTCTGCACCGCCCTGCTGGATCACGAGGGTGGCTGTTGTTTCCCCCTATAGGAACACTACAAATTTACTTTGAGTGAACTCATGGGGCAAAAAAAATATCATTTACCGAGTGCCCGTAAAACTTGGCAAGGCTCAACTTCACCTCATCGCGAGGCATCCGTGCGCCCGTCTCGTACATCCCCAGTGAAGATACGCTGATTCCCACAGCCGCCGCAACCTCAGCCATAGGTCTGCCCTTTCGCAGTTTCTTTAAGCGTCGAGCAATTATTTGTCTGTTCATCAAATCCCTCCTTTTTGGAAGTTCACTTTGAGTGTACTTTAATAATACAGCTTTGATTTCAAATTGTCAACACTTTAAGTGAACTTTTTCCTTGATTTTTTTCACATTAAGTGATATATTTTCAGTAAAGCGAAAACAAGATAAGAGGATGTGATTTTATGGCTTTCGGAGATGTACTGAAAGCTTTACGCCTTAAGAGAGGATTCACGCAAGAAGATGTTGCAAAGGGTACTCAGCTCTCGAAAAGCGTCATCAGTATGTATGAAACGGGTAGTCGTAAACCAAGTTTTGAAGTTCTTGAAGCTATTGCCGATTTCTTTAACGTGGATATGAATACCTTGACTGATACAAAACCCATGGACGCGCAGCCATCCGCCAACACCGACCTTTCAGCCATCCCCAATATCGAACCCTACAACCCGACGATGGTGCCTATCGTCGGCACGATCGCGGCAGGCACGCCGATCCTCGCCGAAGAAAATATCGAAGGCTATGCGCCACTACAAGACAAAAACGCCGACTTCGCGCTCACCATCAAGGGCGACAGCATGATCGGCGACAACATACACCCCGGCGATATCGTATTCATCCGGCAGCAGCCGACCGTCGAGATCGGCGAGATCGCTGCCGTCCTCATCGACGGCGATGCCACTCTGAAGCACTTTTATCGTGACGGTGATTCCGTCACCCTCGTATCATCCAACCCCAAGTACAAGCCCATGGTATACCACAAGGGCGACTGCGATGACATCCGCATCTTGGGCAAGGCGATCGCTTATTTGCATGATTTAGAGTGACAGGGCTGGGGTGTAGATGCGCGGACGAAATCAATATACCGTTATGTATGGGGCAAAAATAAAGCCATCGCACGCACACCTTTATCGTATAAACCTATTCAATAAACACCGTTAAAAAACAAAGAAATATAAAGGTATCCTCCTTGAAGGTGGTAGTATGACACATCAAAAAGATCTCCCTTATAACAATCTTCCTACACTTCCTCCTCGTTGCGACTTAGAGCAAAAAGAAGTATTGAAGAAAGCTATCTCTGCGAACAAGGCTCTTGCGGAACTTCGCGGATGGTCATTCAACCAATCGAATCCTCTCCTGCTCTTGCAATCGATCGCCTTGCAAGAGGCAAAATCATCGAACGAGATCGAGAACATCGTAACAACAAATGATGAACTGTATCAAGCATTTGCCACACCCCTTGATAGGAATATCTCGCCTGCCGCAAAAGAAGTTTTACACTATAAAGAAGCCATGTGGTACGGCTACAATAAATTAGATAAAAATTATCCTTTGACAGTCAATCTGTTCATCGATCTTTTCCGCATCGTCAAGCAACGTGATGACGGCATCCGCAAACTCCCTGGAACCGTACTGCGAAACTCTATGAACGAAGTCGTGTATACGCCACCGGACAATGCAGATGACATAATGCGACTACTATCAAATCTGGAAAGATACATCAATACCTCTGATGATGGTATCGACCCGTTGATCAAGTTGGCAGTCATCCACTATCAGTTTGAATGTATTCACCCTTTTCCAGACGGCAACGGTCGTGTAGGGCGCATCATTAACGTATTATACTTGATTCAAGAAAAGCTCCTCAGTTTCCCTATACTCTATCTATCCAGATACATCATTAACCATAAAGCAGACTACTACCGTGCTTTGAAGGGCGTTACAGAAGACAAGGACTGGCTCACCTGGGTGCTGTATGTATTGGATGCAGTAGAGCAAACCTCCATGGAAACACTGAGCTCCATCAAAGGAATCTATGTCGCCCAAACGGAGATGATGGAACGGCTCAAAACCAATGCACCTAAAATTTATTCAAAAGAACTGGTAGATGTGCTGTTCGAACAGCCATATTGTAAAATCAGTTTTCTTGTTGAAAGAGGCATTGCAAAAGAGCAAACGGCCTCGCGTTATTTAAGACAACTCACTAAATTAGGTGAGCTTGATATGGTAAAGCGAGGACGCGAAAACTATTATATCAATAAGCCTCTGTGGAACATACTGACACATCCTATTTGATAGATTTTCCCTTTTCTTCAAATAAACACAAAACCGCCCACCGTGCGCCAACACGATGAGCGGCAGGAGCAATATCTTTTTTAAAAGGAGTGTATTCATCATGACAACTTATTTTCCTATTTTAAAATGGAAACGAGGAGAACAACTCGCACTACAAAACATAGGGATTACCATACCTCAATTAATGCCAGTAATCCAAATAGTAGATGATAGCACACCAAAAGATTTTTGCGATTCCATCAGCATGTATTACAATCACCCCATCTACCTTGATACATCAAATCACCCTGATGAAGATGATCATCTTTCTGTATTAAATTCGTATATCCAATATGTACAAGCTAATAGCTTTGCTATATATCCCATTGTGAATTATCCCGATATCTCCTACATTCCTTCAACCATAAATAGGTGCGCTATTTACCTCCCCATCCCACTTGATTTTAATGGGCCACAAATTCATCAAATACTCAGCAGTATATCTCAATATACATCCCGTATTCAGTTAGATATATTTTTAAATGCTGGCAACATCTTTGAGCAACAAATGGCCAACATATGTTATTACCAGTATATATCAATATTACAAGAGCTCACTCTACTCAATGCACAATGTATCATTTGTTCAACATCATTTCCTGATGACCTATCCTCCATCGGAAATGGTCGTTCTGCTGAATATCCTAGATATGACTATCAGATTTTTTCTCAACTAAAACAAGAACCCATATTATCCCCGATTAGAGGTAACCTACACTACTCGGATTATGGTGTAACCAAATTCACTGAAAGTGAAATTAATTTTCGCTTATTACGTTATGGTGTTCTTCCCAAAATTAGATATACTACTCATGATCGCTACGTCATATGGAAAGGCTCCCGAAATCCGCAAATTGGCTATCGACAACTAGCAACACAGGTTATTAACTCTGCCTACTATTTCGGAAATACATTCTCTTTTGGCGATGAAAACATCTATCGAGTTGCACAAGGGGACGGCGGAGTTGGAAATAACACTAATTGGGTAACCTATGCCTGTAATCACCATCTTGCTGCCGTATTACAACAGCTCTCCATGATTCCCTAGCCTTTAGTTGTTCTCTGACAATTAGGGGAATTTGCGTATGCGCTATATGTGCCGTCAGTAATTCCCCTAATTGTTTTCTGGTTTTACTTTTGTATCCCTTACGAATATCTGTATACGTCATCAAGACGTTTAACATCTCATCTCGCCATAGAAGTAGAACAAGGCTATCGACATCAAGGTTTTGATTGTTTTTTCCTTCTCTCATTGTGGTAATAACGATTTTTGAGTTCTTCTCGCTTACGCTTTTTATTGACCACCAGGTAGGAATTAACTTAAACACTTTATCAAGATGATTATCAAAAACAACCAGTGTCATTGTGTCAAATATTCTATTGTAATCTTCTGCTTGTCTGGGTAATCGTTCTAAAGTATCTTGTTTACTTTTTATCTCGTAGCCATGCATCTTCCCGTTGATAACAGCTATATCTATCCGTGAACGTCCTGCGCAAATATCCATTTCATCAATAGCAATAGTAGGCGTTTCTATGAAGTCTTTATGGTGGCAGAAACTTCTATGTAAGATTTTTCTAATATCACGATCATATATTTTCATGTCATTCACCACCCATTTAGCTGTTTTTACAATTCAATTTTATCATACTGCGTCAATAAAAAGCCGCCCACCGTGCGCCAACACGATGAGCAGCAGAAGCAGATAAACCCTGAGGGTATACCCACCAAACAACAAAAGTATACCACACCTCGGGGCTTGTTTGCCATATGCAAATTACCCGGAGGTGTATTTTTTATGTCCACAAAAAAACGCGCAGCGCTCTATATCCGCGTATCAACGGATGAGCAGGCACGCCACGGCTACAGCCTCGCCGAGCAGGAGTACGACCTGCGCCGCTACGCCGAGCAACAGGACTACGCCGTTGTCGATCTATATGCCGATGAGGGTGCATCGGCGCGCAAGGCGCTCAGCCGTCGCAAAGGCCTGCAGCGGCTCCTTGAGGACGTGCAGACGGGCGTCATCGATATTATCGTGTTTAAATGCTTAGACAGGTGGTTTCGCAATGTCCGCGATTATTATGTGGTGCAGGACATCCTCGACCAGCACGGCGTCCTTTGGGAGTGCTCGCAAGAAAAAATTTTCAACACGACCACAACAAACGGGAGGTTAATGCTCAACCTTAAACTATCCCTTGCGCAGCACGAGAGCGACCAGACTGGTGATCGCGTGCGATACATCCATGAAGGGCTGCTGCGCGATGGAAGAGTTATCACAGGGCACATGCCGCTCGGGTATCGCATCGGCGAGGACAAGCGCATACACGTCGACGAGGCTACCGCCCCCATCGTGCAGGAGATGTTTCAGCATTTTATTGAGCACCGCACAATCCTGAGCACATTCCGGATGATGCGTCAAAAATACGGATACGAAAAAACCGAGGGATCCATTGGCCGAGCGCTGCGCAATCGCGCCTATCTCGGCGAGTATTACGGCATCAAGGGATTTTGTCCGGCGATCATCGACGAGGGGCTTTTTGCACAAGCGCAAAAAGTTTTTGTCAATCGGACGCGGCACCCGCACAGCAAAATGACATATCTCTTTTGGGGACTCTTGCGCTGCCCCGAGTGCGGTAGACTCCTCACGCCGCGCAATCGCGAGCTCCGAGGCAAGATATACACCTACTACACCTGCCGCAACCATACGCACGGCCGAGAGTGCCCGCACAAGACGTATTGGCGCGAGGATCATGTCGAGGAGGCTCTGCTGACATCGCTCAAACTTGAGCTGCAGCGATACCTCGCCGATGTCAAAAAGCTCACGCGCAAGGACGACGCCGATGCGCAGGTCACCGCCGAGGAGCTGCGCACAAAACAGGCGCGCCTCAAAGAGCTGTATGTCGAGGGCCTGATCCAGCGTGACGAGTTTGACGTGCGCTACGCCGAGCTCGATACGCAGATCGCCGCCCTGCGACCACGCACGACCGTCAACCTCGCCTATCTTGAGACCGTCGCCGCCGACAATCTCATAGACCGATACGAGCGCCTGAGTAAACAGATGCGCAAAATGTTCTGGTCGAGGATCCTTGACCAAGTACGCCTCACAGGAGGCTCTCCAAAGCCCGTATTCCGCGCGTTTTGAGCGTCGCACTTATCTGCGTAACACGCATCGAACAAAACGACGAAATCATATCGATTCTCAATTATTTCCGCCATTTACATTTCCCTCCTTTTTTTCATAACGTTTCTGCCGCTGATGATAATAACCTAAAATAAACATACTCTGTTCTTCTTTATTGAACATAGCGGGAATCCCGTCCATATCCACCTTCTCCAAGATACTGATAATCCGTTTCTCGAATTTGACCTGTCGTCCTTTAGGAAGCTTTTTCAAATGATGCATAGAAAGTTTCGCCACTGTGGGAAACACCCTTGCCGGAGTCCCACACATAGCATCAAAAAATCTATCCCGAATGGTCGCATTAAGCGCAGATTCATCTTTATCTTTAGCCTCACCATCATTGTCATAGTCATCGTTCCCATCATCCTTGCTTTCACCACCATCCTTTTCATCCCATCTCGCACTACTCGCACTCTCCTGAATCCACTCCAGAACAGCAAACCATCGCCCCAACAGATAAGCGATGTCCGTAGCATTTTCATCCAGTGCCACAGCAATCATCCTCCCCTTATTTCTAATCAGATATGCCTTTAAAAATCCTGCGCATTGCCAGCTGACTTTTATTTTTCTCTTCGAAAAACGAATGCGATGTATCATGCGATCAAATGCAGTTGTCGGATATCCCTTTCCTTTAATTACGGAGCTGAGGAGACTACTCGCCAGGGAAGCCAAAGCTTTTGGCATATCATCTATCTTCTTATTATTTCTCGGTTGCGACAAACTGCTTTTTTTCGTCACCTTGCTCCCAGCTAATTCCTCTACTAACTGTAAAATAGAAATATAGCTCCTTTTTTCCCAATGCGGACGAACAATTTCCATATGTTCCATATGGAGCGCAACATTTTTTATGAAGTCTCCGAAAGAGCCTTGCAGAAAAAATCGTACAGACAGTCTCGCATCATTAGGGGAAATTCCTAGAATATAAAACGGATTTTCATAAGGGATATTCACCCCACAATAATCAATCGCATTTCCATTTTTCACCTTTTGCATGATATCATTCAGCGATGCATCTGTCATATTCCCTGCTTCGTCCAAACACATGATGCAAAACACATCCTGCGCCGCTTCATTTGCCTTGCTCGCCCAGTAAACCACAGTCGTATCAGCGATAATTTTCTTATGGCTACGATCGGCAAGCAACATATTGAGCGCTGTCCCGTAGGCAAATGCAGCTCTTTCTGAGACAGGCGCATTGCCGCCCTTCTCGCCATCATGTCCGTAAGACTCGTCGGCGCTCTCATTAAACGAGACCAATACTCCACCACTGGGTTGCGCACCCTTTACACCTTGTATCTTCATGTGTTTGACGGCATACGGACTCATTTCCCCCGTAACAAGGCAACGCCGTTTTCCTTTCCCGTTCCCTTTCCGGTAAATCTTTTCCCATGCCTCTCGAATTACAGGATCTTCATGAACATACCTTCCATCGTAACGAAATACGAGTCTCCCTCCGGACATCATCTCCTCCACGAACAATGAAAGAATGCTCTTTGCCTTCGGAGTGTCTTTCTGCTCCTTCCATGTTTGAAAGAATTTTACAACGGCCTGTGCTGCATCGGATTCGACATCTTTCAAGATGGTCGTATGATAACTCGCTGCGACTTCAAAACATTCCTGCACCCGCTGCATTTTTTCTTTTTCACCGATGCCTAAAAAATATGGTGCTGTCTCGCAAAGGAAATGTGACAAAACGTTGACCGTCTTCACTTCGCCAAGCGGCACCTCCAGTATTTGCGGATGTTTATTTTCATCTCGCAGCGGCAAAATTTCCAGCAATTTTCCCCCACTGGACAACACCAAGGCGAAAGAAACACGGCTCTTCTCCCAACCTTCCTTGGAGACCTTCCCTCTTCTGCACTCATCTTCGTATCTTGCAACTAATGCCTCCAACATCAGCGGTACACCTCGCAATCCCACAAGTCAAGCACCCCATCGACAAGCTGCGCCTGAAAAAACATCGGTTGTGGCTTGTGAGGATCCGAATAATCCATGTCATAGAGCATGAAACCCAAATCCTTCGTTTCCCCTATATGGGCCGTCCGAACCTCTTCTTCCTCGTACAAGCGGAAGCGTGCAGGGAATTCCCGGCATCCAAAATACGGCGTATGATAACATTGTCCCTTTCTTGCCCGCCGACAAAACATCTCACGAAACTTTCCCTGATTGTCGGACGAGTTCGCTTTTTCTGTCATTTCAAAATGCGCCGAGATAACGTAATGCGGCTGGCGCAGTACCGTAGAAGCACGCTGCTGCATATCACCCTCTCTAACCTGATACAAGGTTACCTTTTGCGCACGGCTTGCTACCTGAGTACACAAAATCTTAGATTTCCTCTCATTTCTACGGATATTCTCAAACCGGATTTCCGATAAAACATAGATCCTGTCAACAACCCATCTCAATCCGCCATGCCAAAAGATTGCCTCTAATATACCGCGTGCCGCGCTCGGTGTCATAACCAGATAGGAAAAGCGTTCTACTTTCAGCTCCGGCCGTGTAAAACAAGCATAATCTCCCCATACCTCTAAGCGAACGCCATAGGCCATATACACCACCCTTTCTGTTCTATATGCCAATTAAATTCTAACATAAAAACATGCATTTTTCAATCAATCCCATAATCAATAAAATATCTGTCATAAATACAGGACACAAGGCAGAGATATCAGTAAAACATTCCTTCACCTTCGCTAATATTCTCCTTCAATCCCTTTTGAGCATCATACCATGACACATCATCTAGAACTGCAACCGTTTCATCAAGAATACGAATTTTTCCTTGCGCAACCAAACGATCAAAAAGCGCCGTAGGATTCCCTGCATAGGCCTGCACCATATAGCGTCCTGCCATTCTCATAAGAGAACGCGATCTCTCACCTTGTTCTATCCTTCCAAGCAAATGACGGGCCTCCTCCGTGCGAGGAATCAAGACCGCCTTTGTCTTATCTGCGATAAAGCGAAATTTCTCTGCGACGTCCGCAAAAGCCAATTCTTCTATCTTATCCATAATTTCCTTAACTTCCTCTTTATCCAAGCGCACCGATCCACTTACATCATAAAGTTCTTCAAAATAACGTTGAATCGCCAACGGATTTGCTATATCATCTCCATGTTCTCGTGCTACAAGTTTTGTAAGTCTAGCTGCCAACTGCGCGTTTTCCACCAGCTTTTCCAGAGAAAAGACATGCACAACGCTTTCCTCTGCCGACCTCCTGCCCTCGCGATTGCAGCGGCCCGCCGCCTGCACGATGCTGTCAAGGCCGTTGATCTCACGGTAGACGCAGGGGAAGTCGAGGTCGACGCCGGCCTCCACGAGGCTCGTCGAAATGACGCGGCACGGCTTGCCGTCCTTGAGCCGCGCGCGAATCTCTTCCAGTACCTGCTCGCGATGCACGGGATAGAGATTCGTGGACAAGTGGTACGTTCCTTCGTCTTCCCGCAGCAAATCGAAGACACTCTGCGCCGTCTTTTTCACATTGACGATGCAAAGCACCTGCTCATGGGCCGCCAGCTCTTCGGCAAGCTCCTCTTCCGTCATCACCTCTTCGCGCAGCTCGATCTTCGTGCGCCGGAAAAATGCTGCATTTTCCATGAGCGCCGGGCAGATTTCCAACGGCTGCATATCAGCGGAGAAAAACTGCCCCAGAGGCGGCTGCGTCGCCGTACAGAGCACCGCCGTACACGCATAGTGCCGCACGAGCGCCTCGATTGCGGCGAGCGAGGGACGCAAGTAATCAATCGGAATCATCTGCGCCTCATCGAAGATCACGATGCTCTCGGCAAGATTGTGCAGTTTGCGGCATTTCGACGGGCGATTGGAAAAAAGCGATTCGAAAAACTGCACGTTCGTCGTCACGATGACGGGCGCATCCCAGTTCTCCGTCGCCAGCCGCTTGCGGTTCATATCCGTATCCTGCACATCGTCATAATCCACATTCTGATGATGCTCGACGACACTATCTGACCCCAGCAAATCCCGAAAGACAGCCGCATTCTGTTCGATGATCGACGTATACGGTATGACGTAGATGATGCGCCTGCGCTTTCTCTTGGCATGAACGGCATAATGCAGGGCAAACGCCAGGGAAGAAATCGTCTTTCCCCCTCCCGTCGGTACGGTTAGCCGGTATAAATTTCCTTTTGCTTCTTTTCCTGCGGCGATGCTCTCGGCGAGGAGCGCGGAGCGCTTTTCATTGATCGGCAACTGTAGTTTTTGCTTTTCTTTTTCCGTCTTCGGCTTCGAGAATTTCTCTTCAAGGCTCTCCTGCAGGCGTTCGAGCAAGGTTTCCACAGAAGCAAAACCTTCCCGTTCGACATTCCCCGCCGACATGAAGTCTTCCGTGTCGAGAAAGTCCGCATCGACGAGACAGGAGAAAAGCATGCGCGTATAGAGCATCGCAGAGAGCGGCGCACGAACGACTTGCGCCAACAAGAGCGACGGCGGAGGCAAGGTCTGCGGCAGATCAGCCTCGTGATAAGCGCGGTAATCGGGCAGATTCTGACGCTTGAGCCTGCTCAAAAGCGTACCTTCTTCCGCTGTATTCGCTGACGTACCCCGGTTCGGTATGCCGCCATGATGCCCTGCGATGCAGAACGCCATCACCTGTGTCATGCCTCTGCCAAGCCTTCTGCTTTGCTCATCGTCCGCGCTCTGCCGCAGCTTCACGATCTCCTGCGTCCCCGCCGTCGAATGGTCGATGCGCCCCCTGCGCCGTTTCTTCTCCTCCTCGCCCGCACGCAGATACGCTTGAAACTCGCGCGAATACTTGCCGATATCGTGGTACAAGCCCAAGAGCCGCCCCATCGCCTCCTCGCCGAAAGCGGCGGCAAAGCGCCCCGCAAGATCGGCAACGCCCGTCAGATGGTCGCACAAAAGCTGCTCACGCCCCGCTTCCTCGTCAATATGCCCAAGATAAGCAGAAGATTTTGTCATTTCAAACACCTCCAAGAAATCACGAAGAAACTCGCTGAAGATGGAAGGTTGCATCAACCTTCACGCGCCATAACGGCTTCGTTTGCGAGATGGTCAAGGGTAGATCGAACATCCGACGAAAGGCATGACACCCATCTTTGTGGAATTGCCTCAAAACCATAGACGCTCCCCGCCAATCCGCCGGTAATTGCTCCGATCGTGTCTGCGTCACCGCCTCGATTGACCGCTTCTACTACTGCATCCTCAAAAGTCCCCGTCAGCATAATAGCATAAAGCGCATTTTCCATACTTGCTACCACCCACCCCGTTGGTTCTTTTCTCTCGCCATACCCTTGTACGATGCGGGTTATCTCTTGAATTGCTTGTTCCGGTGCTATCAGCGCCATTGACACGAGTCGCACATAATCCATGCAAAGAGCTGCGCTCGCCTCATTCGGATGCGTCATCCAGGCGATTGCTCTCGTAAATTCTGCTGCCACGTTTTCATCTTTGTAATAAAGTGCAGGGTATATCGTTCGCATCAATGCCCCATTTCCTGCCGCCCCATCCCCATGGGGACGACGGACAGCTTCTCTCCAGACATCTGCCTCGCTATGACCTGTTTCGACGAGACGATCTGCCATAGCGATGGACATCCTGCAAGTGTTGCCTATATCTTTAGGATTGCTTTTATACCATTCACGGAATCGCCGTCCAACCGATACGATCGGCGACTTTGGACTCTCCACTATCCCCTCTGCCACTGCAATAGTCATTTGCGTATCGTCAGTAATCTCGCCTGGCGCGACATTCAGCCATCCGCCCCCGACCATTTCGCACCCAGCCTTTCCATATTTCTTTTGGATTTCTTCTGCCTCCATAAATTCAAGGGGCGCTCCCAAGGCATCTCCTACCGCCACACCATAAAGCGCACCCCTGATCCTGTCCTTCATACCATTTCCCCTCCTACAATGCTATGAGAATATACATCTCCAAAACAGTCACTTCATTCAAAGATAGATTTTCCAGCCGATTAAAGGAACAAAACGAACACATGGCGGAACTATGCGAAGAACCAGCGTTTTTGCAGTCTGCATGCCCCATGTGACCCGCTCAACCCCCAAGCGGCGTGTTAACGATCTTCTTGCGCTCTCGCCAGTCGGGGCAGAACTTGTCCATGAGGCTCTTGAAATGTGCGTTGTGATAGCGCTCCCAGAGATGCGTAAGCTCGTGGATGATGATGTATTCGAGGCAGGAAACCGGATATTTGGCGAGCTGCAGATTCAGCCAGATGCGGCGCGCGCGGATGTTGCAGGTGCCCCACTTCGTCTTCATGTTCTTGATGCGCCATTCGGCGGCGCTCTTGCCGACGATCGTCTCAGCTCGCGCCAAGAGCGGCGGCACGGCTCGCGTGAGTTCGCGGCGATACCATTCGTTCAGCAGAGCTTCACGCTCGGCGGGGCTGCTCTCGGCCTCCTGCGCCTTGAGGCTCAGGATGAGGCGGCTGCCATCTCGCAG